CAAGTAGTGTTTCTACTGTCTTAACCTATTTCACTGCGATTATACAGTCGTAAATCTTGTCGATTTTTTCTTTCATGTCCGAAAACTGTTCTTTCAAATCGCGGACGCTGCTTAGGGTTGCGAAGCGGTCTTCTGCGTCTTTTAGAATTTCTCGGTGCTTTCTCTCAAGCTGTTCTGGCGTTACGACGATTCTCTGCTGTATCAGAAAAACCATAATCGCGACTATTATCGGTGAATAATGTAATAAATTGCCCATTTTTATTCCTTTAAAATTAAATACTTATCGGCCAATAAAACTCGACCAGATAACTCGCCGCGTCCATGGGGTGCCCCATAAATTTGAGTTCTTTAGCCTGTTTTATCTGATGATACGAAGGCAAATCGATTCTTGACGAGCCTTCCTTGTACCTGAGGTTATAAATGTTATAAAGGAGCTTCTCACATTTTTTGTCTATAAAAAGCTTAACTTCGCCGTCTGCCGAGCGCACTTTTGAATTGAACGCCATAATCCTGTTTTTAATCGGTGGATTGAATGCCTTAATCTTGATTTCAACATCCTCATAACCGTAGCGTTCAAGCTTCTTCTTAATAATTACATAATTGGTAAACTCACTCGTACAGCTTCTGTTGTCACCCGAAGCATCCCCGTTTATAATAATTTTCCCCTTATGACTCGGATAACGGTAACAAAATTCATCGCAAGCTTTTGCGGTTGTGGTGTTTTCTATAACCAGCTCATCAAAAAAGAAAACTTTGTCCTGCGTCTTATGCGCTAAAATCCAAGCCATTGGATCGACGTTAAAATCGCACGTGATATGTAAATCCATATCCTGCTGGTACTCGATTTCTTTTATATTTTCGTGGGTAAAATCTTTTATGATTAGACCTTTGTCATACTCACCATTTTGGGCCAGAACAAAAATCCTGTAATATTCTTCATCATAAAGTTTTTTAAGCTCCTCACAAAACCCATCGGGCAGATAAATGTTCTCAGTTGTCGGAGCAGAAATCAGCCTATAATTGGGTTTATAATCCTCGACAAAAGTTTTATAAACCCAGCCTCTTTGAGATTCTGGATTTGTATGACCAAAAATCCTGTAAGTGAAATCTTTCCAGTCTTTTTTGACAGCTTGCCTCATCCTACCCAAAATCATTTTGAAAGTAGAAAAAGGAATATCAGACATCTCTTCAATCTCAACAAAACCAAGGTTCAAAGACTTCAGTTTATTGGGCTCATCAAAATGCCTAAAAAGAATTTCAGACCCATTTTTAAAAATTATCTTCTGCAAAGACGAAGACCAATCATAATCTTTGCCATCAGTAAAGCCCAGATTCTCAAGGTGTTCAAAATAGGTCTGAAGCGTGGTATCTCTCACAAGCGTATAAGTCTGCGCCCCGACAAGCCCACGAATGCCAGGGAATTTCATACAAAGCAAAATACCCAACAAGGACCCTGCAAAGGTTTTACCCGAGCCAAAACCACCCTGATACACAGCAACATCCAAACTGTAATCGTGCGGAATTTCTAAAAAGTCCCTTTGTGCCTTCAATAAATTATATTCCATGTATAACACCTAATCTTAATTAACATCATTGCCCAACAAAAAGTTATTTGCGTTTTCAATTCCGTATTGCTCTAGCGCGTACTTGAAACATTCCAACCAATCCACTTGATTAGCAACAGTTGGAACATCTGCGAAAGATTTGATTACGCTGAACAATTCTGTCATTCGCGATTTTCTCTCCATTGTCGCTTTTCTATCCCCATAGCGATATACGTAATTACCGTTTCTAACTCCGTCATCGATTTCGATAAACAATGTGCGACCTTTGTCGTTGATGCTTATCATCTCTCTGCCGATTTTAAAATTTGAAATTAACTCAGCTGTTTTTTCTACCATCGGAATAATAATTTTTCTATTAACGGCGTCCAAAAACATATTCAATCTGGCAGCCTGACCATTCACAGAATAATTTAACTCCGTCGCTGTTCTCTGCTCTGATTGAAGGTTTCCTGACATATTGTTAAAAATCCCCGTTGCGCTCTCAATCGTAGATTTGAAATAAGAAAGAAACTCCCAGCCTTGCATCGCCTTATCGAAACTCAACGCAGTCGGCGCAGTCGGCATAAGAGCCGCATCGTATTCGATAATTTTGCCCGGCTTAACTATTTGTTCACCCTTAAAGCAACCTTTGGGTGCCAAATAAGGAGGATTCATCATCAACGCAAGCGCATCGATTTGTTTATTCAAAATCGTTGAGGAAATATTATTCAAAATCAACGCCACACGCAACGGTGAAATTCCCCTGCCTGTCTTTGGGCTTTCAATGATATTTGCATGGATAAATGGATTAAGAATAAACGGATTTGCCTCAAACCTAATTATCTCCTTGCGCCCTGCAACAACGATAAGCCAGTTTTTCAAGACTTCGCCGTCATTCAATTCAATATCGCCCCAATATTCAAGTACTTCCAATCTTTTATCTTCAACTGCTCTGTCTGAATCTTTTCTGAATTTGTTTGCCACCACCCCTTTCAAATTAGCTATTTTTTCTTCACTCAAAAGGTTATTGGCTTTGTTCGCAGTCAATTCATCAATATCACAGTAGGTTCTGTATATTTTTGAACAGCTATCCCAATTGTCACGTCTATATTTGTCAAAAACAAAATCTTCCGATTTTATATATTTGACCTTCGGATTGTCATAAACAACTCGACTTTCGACGACAAAACCGTCCTCAGTCGGCGCAACCAATTGCTCTTCTATACTTTGAGCGCGCCTTGTCGATTTAATTTTTGTTTCCCAACCGACAAACAAAGTACTTTCACCGGTTTCAACAATTCCATCAACAACTTTTTCCAACTCATCTTCTAGCTTCATTTGCTCGAAAGTGTTTACCAACATAGCTTTTTGTCTGTTTGCAAACGCCTGTGCCTGAGGGTTTGAACCGGAAACATCAAACATCGCATCAGGGTGCGAATACAAATTGTCGCTGATGTGCGATTTGAGTGTTTGGGCTAACTCATAAATATCAGGGAGTTCTATTTTTGAATCCCAACCGTTAATTTGTGGGATCTGATTGTTATAAATTGTCTCTCTTAGAATTTTTATATCGTTTAGTTGCTCAAGCCTATCGTCCTCTAGCTTGTCATACTTTTGAGGAATTTTTTGGACTAATAATATCTCTTCTTCTGAATCTACAGTTGCCGTTAAATCTTCATTCGTTTTTTCAAATTTCATTTTTTACTCCTTATTTTTTATGATTGAATATACTTCTATATCTTGTAACTGCGCATTTTTAATCGTTTCTGCCTTCAAAATCGCTTCTTTTTTAAATCCGACCTTTTTCAAGAGTGCTTTGACTCTAAAATTCTGTGGAAAAATATAGGCTTTAAGCTTTTTAAACTTGTATTTCTTGAAACAGTATTTAATAAACTTCTTCGCGCATATTTTGGTATACGCGCCCCAGAATGAAGGGTTGAAACAGGTAGTGACTTCAGCTGAATGCAAATCATTTTTTGAACCAACCCAGTTTTCAAGAAAAGCAAAACCTGCAAATTTAGATGTTTTCTTATCTATTACCGCCCAGAAGAACGGACACGTTTTTTCAATCAAATCAATCACTGCATCCACCGAAGAGCTCTGATGCTGTAAGAAATAGTCGTCATGCAAATATTTTGAAAAGCGCTCATATAAATGAATTATCTGCGGCAAATACTGAATATTCCTGAATTCTTTTCTCTTTCTATTTATTATTATTTTTATAAATTTACTCATAACCTCTTGACTTTTTTGACATATACTTATACAATTAACCCAACGAAAGGACGGTGTTTATGAACCCTGAAGAAATCAAATTTCAACAATATAAACTCTATACAGAGCAGAAGGAAAAATTTATCGACAGAAGTTTCCATTCAAATAAAATGTACTTATTATTTATTTTAGGTCTCATTTTGACAATGCTTCTGACTAAAGACTATTCGTTTTCTTATGGCTTATCATCAACGCTGATATTCAGTGTAGCGGGATTGGCTATCTGCATATTATGGTGGATAAACGTCGACTCTTACAATTTCCTTATTAAGGTTAAATTGGGCAAAGTTATCGAAGAAATCGAAAAATCGCTTCCTATAAAGCCTTATACAGATGAATTTAGTGCGATTAAAGAACTTAGAAAAAACAAAAAAGAATTTTTGTTTGCCGACATACAAAAAGCTTTGGCGACTGCAGCATTATTGTTGTTCTTCGTTTTAGCAGCTAACGAACTTTTAGCAATGACAGTGGGTTAAACAAACAAATTTCATATAAAAAATGAAGGCTAGCGGTTATCAAATAACCGCTTTTTTTTACCGCACCAAATGAAAAACAATCTCTATAACCGAAAACGCAACGTATAAAATTTTTGGTAAAATCAATTCAAACAAAGTAATTCACCTAGCACTCAATTTTCTCAAATTTCACATAAGCGCTGTCTGTTGAGAATGCGTCCATTTGCCCTGACTTGATTTTTTCTCTTATGCTGTTTTGCAATCCTAACATAGCTTCTGCCTGCATACCATTTATGTATGTTTCGGTTTTGTTCAATCTGTTGAATATCCTGTATACTGCCTGTTTGCTAAAAATCAATTTCGTAGGCACTTTTGAAATATCAGTTATAGTAACTCTTTCGGGCTTCTCTTTCGCTTTATCAAATTCAGCCTTTAGCTCCTCTTCCATCTTCATTTTTATTAATTCGTCAAGCGAAGCATGGCTCAAAAGCCTTTGCTCCAAGTCTTGTTCATCCTTTTTCATTGTTTTTCCTTTCAGATTTTGTTTTCGTCCAAATTATTTATGGTTATAACCCTTGTTTCAGGCATGTCTTCATGCTCGCTTTTTGAGCTGAAGCCCAGATGTTTACATAAATTTTCCAAAGCTTTTAGACCAACAGAAGCGTCTCTTAGCTTCCTTTTTCCGGTATAGCCGCCATCTTTGTCTAATATTTCTTCTTCCTCGAGGGAAAATTCTGCTATCTCCAACAGTTTTTGGATAACATATCCTTTATGAACCCTTAGCGATGAAATATGGGTTTTCAGCTGAGCTTTTATCTCTTTTATTACGAAATTGTTAGATAATAACTTCTCAGAAACAGCTTTTAAATCCTTGGATTTATACCCTGCTTTCTTGGCTGAAAGCTCAGCGTCGAGGGTATTTATGTATTCTGAAACAAAGTTTTTTTGTTGTTGTGTTATATTATTCATTTTTACATTTCTTATTATTGTTTGTATTTTTTGAAAAAAAATTATATAATAATCATGCTATTTATATTTCGGCTAGTGTAAAATCTTAACAGGGGGGGACGGATAATGATTAACTAGAAATGCTTGGACATGCTTTGATATTTCCTTTCATCTGACGTGTCTGTTTTTTAGTTAAATTTTCCTAACTTCCTGTTTTTCATTTTTAATCCTTACGCGAAACCTTCCAGCTTATTTTCTACTAATTGTAATAGTAGGTGTTTCGAGTGCATTTGCTCCTATTTTTGAACGCATGTTAGCAAGCGAATCTTTGTACATACCGTACCAGTAAGAGAATTTACTGTATTCCGCATTTCCCTTCAATCGCATACAGGTTCCATAAACTAGAATCGGCTCTACGAAAGGAAACGGAATAGCTGAAGCGTCTGTTGCCGCAGTCATTGAAGAAACATCGTTCCCATCCAAATCCTGAGCAAAATTGTTCGTGTAATATATAATATCGATTGTTTTATCCTTCTCAAACAACGGAAGCAAAATTTTGTCGTTAAATACGGTATATGAGTTTGCCGGCTGATTATTTAACATGAATTTCTCAAAATCGCCGAAGTATTCGTACTTTGTGTTCTCAATATACAAAGAATGAATACGCCCTTGAACTGAGTTTAGAATTTCGCCTGAATTTTTGGGTAAATTAACCTGAAGCTTTCTCAAAAGGAAGTTCCAGTTGTCGAATCCGCAGACTTCGGCGTTTATTATGTTCAAAATATTCTTGATTTTCTCATGATCGTTCTTAACCAAATCAGTGAAAGCACTGCATTTTTTATAATTTAGTTCGACCAGACATTTATTTATTAATTCAAAATAATTCATCATTTCTCCTTTTTTATCAAGTGAACTGTGGGACGTGAGAAGAATTACCTCTCACCCCACACCACTCACTTCTCACTTGATGAGTCCTTTTTTAAGATTTTCCATTATTACAGACTCATATTTTGCGAATTCTGCACTACTCATTTTGCCGATTTGCTCACGAGTAAAAGTCCTTGAAAGATTAGCGCTTGAACTTGATTTTTGCGCATTGGCGGTCAATCTTTGTTTTGCGACTTCGTTTGAATCTCTCAAGGTCTTCTCGTGTGTCACTTTTTTCAAATATCTATCAATAGCTGCCTTTTCGACAGTTCTTATTATGTTAGATATTTTACTGAGCTCATCTTTTCCAACAATTACATCTTCAGATTTTAAATAATTCAAGACTTCCTTTCTTCCATCGGAAGTAAAAAAGTCAGGGTTACTTTTGCTAAATTCTTCAAAAACTTCATTCTTGCTCGCTGGTTGTACCTGCTGACTTGCAGTGGCTGAAGTTCGTCTATTTTTCTCTGTTTGTACTAACTTATCAAACGCTTTTTTAAGTACTTCTTTTTTTAAATTTTGTCCCTGTACAGAGTTAATTAAACCTGCCTGCATAAGTTTTTGGATTTTTCCAAAATCTTGCGCGAGAGCATTCTCCACTTGAGCCGCAACTTGAGATTTATCCAAAAAGTTCTCTTTGTCCTGCTTTGCTTTCACCGATTTGTCTTGAATGTCTTGGCTTTTTTCTTTTGGATTTATATCAAGTTTTTCAAGCACCTCTTCATAAAGTTTTTGGTCGATTTCACTTTCGTTAACTTCTTCTGCTTTAACCTTAGTTTCGACAACCGCAGTATCCACATTTTCGTTTGTTTGCGAAAGATTTTCGATTTTAGGTTCCTCATCTGGAATCTGTATTTCTTGGCCATCGGCTTGGGATGAACCGTTTATATCTTCTAAACTCATTTACGCCTCCGAGTTTTTTATACTATTCATATATTCAACGGCCCTCTCAACTGCCTCATCTATAAATTTAGACAAGACAAAAGAAATAATGCCCTTGAACGGTGATACAATAGGCAACATCGAAACAACATAATCAATCGCCGCGGATTTCTTTTCTCTTCCAGGCGCAGTATCAAGAGTTTCTTCGGCCATACTAACAGCGGCATAAGCCAGCTCTGTTATCCTGCTTTTTATATTAACAAACATAGGATTCCTTTCTTTTAAAGAAATAGCAAGGGGTAAAAAACAGTTTTACTCTCTTTTACCCTTTACCTTTTTCTCTTATCTGATTAAACAGCCGTTACTACCATTTTTGCCAAAGATTTTGGCTGAACAGTTAGTGCGCCGTATAAGTAAAGTCCTCTAACCAAGTCAGAGAAGCTGTCTTTGTCTCTTAGGCTTTCAATTTTTGACAATTGAGAAGCGAAAGTAATAGCCTCGTTTGTACCGGCAAGTACGTAATATTTGCCGTTGGTAGCCGTCAAATTAGTGCTGACCAATACGTCCATGCCTGCAATTCTACCGATAGCACCTTCTCTTAGGGTTTCATCCGCTACATTGTGCGCGCCGATGAATTCTGTACTTTGCAACAAATAAGA